CGTGGGCGCGCGGGCGGTGGTTCGTGTGTGTTGAGGGCGGCCGCCGGGGGGGTGAGGCGGTTGGGTCGTGGCCTCATCTCCTGCATGCCGGCTGGGAGCTCGGGCTCGGTCGTCCGCCGCTCGGCCCTTGCCGTCCGCATTGAGATGAGGAGCTCGGGCGATGCCTCGGCGACGCGCTCAACCTCGGACGGTGCGAGGTCGAGCGCGACGGCCATGTCGGCAATTAGAGAGTGGGCGGAGCGGTCGCCGGGTCGGAAGGGTTTTCGGTCGCACCGCCGCCGGCGTCGATGGCAGTGACCTCGTAGAGGTCTCCGAAATCGTCGACGGAAAGGGTGCGGCCGTGTTTCCGATTGTGCGCCATCGTTGCCAACTCGAGGAGCGGGCCGACGTATCCCTCTTGGATATGCGTGATGGCTGGCTTGCCGTGATCGGTCTCCCACTTGCGGAGGACGGGGAGGCCAGCGATGACCTCCTCGGCCTCGCCGCTGTCGATATTCTCGATGGAGATAACGAAACGCATCGACATCTAGGTCAGTCCCAAGCCGGATCGTTGGTGAAGATGATGAAGTCGTCCGGCGTCGAGCCGAGAACCTCGACGGTGAGCGCGAGCTCGGCCGCTTGGCTCTTGGTGAGCTCGATGTCGGAGACGTCGATCACCATGCCGCGAGGGATGACGAGGCGGTAGTCGTTCGTGTCGTCAATCCACTCGACGACGAATATGCGCTCGTCGACGGTGCCGGCTGCCGGCGGGACGTACTTGGTCTCGGTGCCGGTCGTCGCTGAGATGGTGCCGCCGCCGAGGGCGAGCGGGACGGTCTCCGCGTTCCACTGCATGAGCGAGAACGAAACACTGAGCTCGTCCTCGGTCTTGACGGTGCGGACGGCCTTGGCCGACTGCCATGCGCGGATCTTCTCGATGGACTGAGACGGCGACAATGTGACGCCGTCCTCGTTGATTGCTCCGAGGTCGACGAACGCCGCGTCGAGGGCGTCGTCTGGCTCTACTGGGAGCGCTGTGCCGATAGGCGCAACGTAAACGGAGCCGGAAACGCCGACCCTGATCTCTGTGGTGTCAATAGCCATTTCTGGCCTCCTGTCTCCGCCGACTTTGGCGGGTTATGTATCCGGCCGCGTGGGCTTACGCGGTCGGGCGGGTATGGACGGCGACGTCTACGATGTACCTCGGACGTGAGGGCGTAAACGTCTCGTCTAGTGCGTAACGGGTGGCGCCGGGGTCGACGCCTGTGATGTAGCCGCCGTGCTCGTTGTAACCGACGAGCTCGACGAGGGCCGCGATGACGGTGGCGGCGATGGTGCGGGCCTCGTGCTTAGATCCGCCCCATACGTCGAACTGAATGAACGCCGTATCTAGATAGAGCGGAGTGCCGGCCGGCGCGCCCCCAATGCGCGCCAGCCGAACAAGTGGGAACACCCGCGCGCTCGCCTGCTTGGGGAGGGCGGTGTAGATGTTGTCGCCGACGAGGGCGGTGAGGTCGGCGGAGAGGCGGAGGCCGGACGAAATCATGCGCTCGGCGTCGGGGAGAATGGTGAGGGCCATTACTTGCCGCCGAGCTCTAGCCGGCCGGGGCCGCGTTCCGCGGCGCCGAGGACGATGCGATGCGCCGGCGTCTTATATGTGCCGTATTCGACGGGGACGGCCGGACCCCATGAGGTCCCGACGCGGACGCCGTCCTCGGTGCGGGACGTCTCCATCATGTCGCCAAATGGGCGGATCGTCGACGAACTCGAGGTGCGCGTAGAAACGTCTGAGGTGATCTTGTCGGCGATGTCGGTCACCTTGTCGATGACTTCGCCAGTGAGGGCGACGGCCTTGATGGCGGCCTCATGCTTGACGAGGCGGGCGGAGCGGATACGGACACTCATGCCGCGGCCTCGGCTCGGAGGGCGATGCCGACGACGAGGCGCCGGCGCGGATCGTAGAGCTCGGCGGCGAGGCCGATGACCTCGACGGTTCGGCCGTTGTCGAGGGTGATGCGGTCGGCGGGAGCGATGGACGTGCCGGCCGGGAGGTAGACGCGCCAGGCGTCGCCGGCGACGTCATCGCCGAGCTCCTGGGCGGAGAGTCGGCGGTAGTGGCCGACGACGGCGGTGTCGGTGTCGGTGACGGTCGGGTTGCCGTACTCGTCGACGACGCCGGCCGTCGCCGTGTGAATCGTTAGCGTTCGGGTGAAGTGGTCGACCATCATGCCGTGGTGCCATCCCATACGTCGGCGATGATGCGAGGGGAGCCGGTGCGGGCCTTGCCGGAGCCGACGGCGGTGTTGTCGAGGAGCCGGCGCTCGTCGGCGGAGAGGAGCTCGTTGGGTGCGTAGGCGGTCTGCCAGTCGCCGAGGACCTCATTGCGGACGCCGTCGGGGTTGTTGAATAGGCGCCGAGATGCCAACGTCGCCACCGCGTTCGTAATCGCTACGGTCGAGGTGCGGCCGTCGAGGTAGGCGTCGATTGCTACGTCGACGAGCTCTAGGACCTTGGTGGCCTTGTCGGCCTCCTCGGCCGCGAGAGGGCGGCCGAGGAGGGCAACGAGGTCCGCGGTAGCGGCGTATGGCATCGGGGCTTAGGTCGTCTCTGCTTACGCGATGTAAACGGGGACGATGCGGGGCTCGTGGGCTCGGGCGAAACCTGCCAGAGTGTCCACGGTCACGACGTCGGAGAGGGCTGTGTTGTCCCATCCGTAGACGACGCGGGCGCCCATGCCGTAGGCCGCTGCTGTGGCGCTGTCTGCGCCGCCCTGCGGTGGGTTCGGCATCCGGCTCGCCATGATGACGCCGGACTTGTGGTACGCGTAGGCCGAGGGCTCGGTCGTGGCGCCAACGTCGTCGACGATGTGCGTCGACTCGACGATGGTGAAACCGAACGCCTTGCCGACGATGGCCTCTTTGAGGGCCTTGCCGCCGTCGTCGAACGTGTCAGCCTGGACCCATGTCTCGCCGAGGATGGCGGAGATGAACTGTGGCGAGCACGCGAGGTAGCGGTCGGCGAGCGGGACCTTGGACTCGGTCAGCGCTTCGCGGGCTGCGATGAGCGTGGCCTTGGCCGTCGCTGCGGTGACGGGAGTGGTCGTCGACGCGGTGAGGAGTGCGGACACTTCGCCGTCGAGATACTCGGCGACTCCGCTGAGGCCGGGGCTTAGCACCTGAGCGAAAAAGTCCTCGATATTGAGGACGGCCTCGGTCGAGGTCACGTTCTGCTGAACGTAGGGCTGGTGGTCTAGCGTCACGGCGACGTTGGCCTCGACGATGTTGGCCGGCGTGGCGGTGCCTGCGAAATTCGCGGCGGTCTGGATCGCGAGACGGCGAACGTTCACGACGTCGCCCTTGCCGGCGACTCCGTTGAACTCTGGATCTTTCCATGCCGTGTTGGTCAGGACGCCGGCGTCTACGAGGCCGCCGATCATGGCGCTCGCGAGCTGCGAACCGTTGATGAGTGTGTTTGCCATTGGGTGTCGCTCCTCCTTGGAGCGGGTGATCTATGTGGTGGATGTGGAACCGTTTGAGGGAACTCGAGGAGGGGCGGGAGCCTGACTAGCGGCCGGCCATGAACCGCCGGGAGAGTGCAATCGGGTCCGTCGGGAGGCTGTCCGCCCCTTGGACTCCGATGCCGGCGGCGCCTGCCGATGCGGCGGGCGGTCGCTTCCCGACGAGCTCGGCTAACTGTTTCGCGTCGGCGGTGAGCTCCTCCTCGGTGTCACCTTGGAGACGTTCGGCGAGCTCGGGCGTGAGGCCATGCTCGGCGGAAATGCGGGTGAGCAACTGCGACCTCTTGAGGTTGGAGAGCTCGGCATCCCGGTCGACGGCCTCGGCCTTTAGGCGGTCCACCTCGGTCATCTCGGACCTCTGTCGGTCCTCGTCGGCCTTGCGGAGCTTCTTGAGCTCCTGCTCGCTCTCGCGGGCCTTGCGTTGGTAGAACTTGAGCCGGTTGGCGTCGTCGTCTGTTTCGTCGGTGACGTTTGAGTCGTCCGCCTCGCCGGCCTCGGCCGTTGCGGCCGGTGTTTCCGATGTGGCGTTCTCCTCGGAGGGTTGGCCCGTTGCGGTGCCTTCTCCGTTGTCTGGCGTTGCCGTTGCGGTTTCTGCCGTTGTTGACAGTTTAGTCGACCGCCTGGGGGTCTGTCTTGTGTTGTTGGGGATTATTTGCCAGCGCATCGGCGAGCGGATCTAGCGGGATGCGCCGGTCTGCGCCGGCGTGGCGGTCTCGGCGGAGCCGGAGCTCGGCGTAGTTCTCCTCGGCGAACTCGGCGAGGAGCTCGGGGTCGGCGCCTTGGTTGTTGTGGCGGCGTTCACTGCCAGGGGATGTAGGCATAGTCGGCGACCTCCTCGTTGGCTCGGTGTGCGGTGTCGATGATGCGGGCGTAGAGGTCCTCGTAGTCGAGGCCGTCGTCGAGGAGCTCGGGGACGAGCTCGCGGAGGCGCTCCTTAGCGTTGGCCGCCATCTCGCCGGGGAACTCGCGGAGGCCGTACTCCAAGGTTCGGACCTCGGCCTCCCATGCTTGGTAGCTCATTTGATAGGGCGCGTCGCCGTGGAACGGGTTGGCGGCGGTCTCTAGGTAGTCGAGGGCCTCGCGGGCGGCGAGGTCTTTCTCGACGCCGGCGAGGTGGGCGGCGGCCTCGATGTCGTCTCCGCCGAGGATGGTGCGCGGGGAGTAGCCGTCGGCGGAGGCGTTCGGGAGGAGGTCGTCGGCGTCGATCTGGCCGGAGTAGGCGCGGGAGCTCGGGAGCTTGCCTCGGCGGATGGCGCCGGCGGCCTCGTATTGCCTGTTGACGCGGAGCCATTCGTCGATGGCGTCGTCGATGCTGACGTCGGAGCCGGGGCCGTAGATGGTGTCGGCGAGCTCGTCGGGGCCGAGGCCCTTCTCGTCGTACCATTTGCGCGACAGTCGGGCGCGCTCGCGTTGGTCGAGCTGTTCTAGCCAGTCATACTCGCCGCCGCGGTCGGTGGCGCGGCGTGCCGGCCGTTTGAGTTTGACGTCGTTCCATTTCCACAATTCGTCGAATGCTTCTTGCTGGACGACGGCGGCCTCGTCGCGGAGCTGCTGGCGGACGGTCTTGACTCGGCCCTTGGCGGCGACGACCTCCTCCGGGGTGACGCCGTGGAGCTCGGCGAGCTGCGCGATCTGTTTGTCATCGGCGGCGCGGGCGGCGTTGGCGAGCTTTGCGGTGTCGTCCGCGAGGGGCTGGTCGGCGACCTTGCGGGCGCGGGACGCTCGGGCCGCCGCCGGGTCGCGTTTCCCGTAGCGTTTCTGCGGGCCTTTGGCGTTGAGGCGGTCGAGCTCTTTGCGGTCGATGACTTGGCCGGGGTCGACGTCGCCGTGGATGGCGGCGGTGCCACAATGGCAGGAGCGATGGGCCGGCGCTAGGTCGCGCTTCTTGTATCGCTGCGTAGCGATGAGCCGGCAGAAGTCGCACGCGCCGACGTTCGGGACGCGGCGCCATCCGACGACTCGCTTGTCGAGGTTGCCGTAGGTTTGCTCGGCTTGCCGGCCGGCTTGGGCGACATCCGAGGAGGCGAGGAGGTCGACCTCGCCGGCGACGCGGGCGGCCGCATCGGGGACGTCGAGCTCCTCGAGTTCTGCGAGTAGCTTGCCGGGCCGGCGGTAGACGGTCTCTAGCGGGGTGCCGGCGTGCGTGGCTGCGCCTACCATCTCGTCGAGCGGCGGGTCGACGCCGAGGGTGCGGCCGAGGGGGTCGGCGAGGAGGCCGGTCTCCTCTAGATAGGACCATGTCGCGCCGGCCTGGTCGACCTGGGCGGCGAGGACGGTGTCGACGGCCTCGGAGACAAACTCGTCGCCGTAGCCGATGGTCTCGCCGACGCGGGCGAGGTAGGCGCCGGTGCGGGCCTGCCGGTCGTAGCTGCTCCGCATGTGGGCGTCGATGAGTGCGGCCTCGCTCATGGCTCTAGGAAGTGCCAGGCGATATAGCCGCACCATGCCCAAACGGCGAGACGGCCGAGCGGGTGGGCGGCGCCGGCGTACTTGACGGCGGCGGTGATCGTGGGGACGCGGCCGGTGGTGAGGGCGGCGACCTCATAGAGGCATCCGGCGACGATGATGCCGCGGCCGAGGGCCTCGCGAGTCATTCGCCGGCCTCGTCGGGTCGGGCGCAATCCCATCCGCACGCGGCATAGCCGGCGAGGTCGACCCATGAGTCGCGTTTCTCCGGTGACCATCGGAGCCGCGAAATCTTGAGGAGGGCCATGAGGGCGGCGACGTCGTGGAGGTCGAGGGTCGTCTTGCCGTCGAGGTAGGTCGTCCAGAGCTCGGCGGTGCGCCGGAAATCTTGGCGGGGGTCGCCGTATTGGTTGTTGCGGTCGCCGTCGACGAGGTCGGCGGCCTCGTCGAGCATGACGCGGCGCGGGGAGACCGGGGCGACCTCGGCCGCCTCGGCGCATTCGTCGAGCTCGTCGATGCCAGGGTTGCCGGCGTCGTCGAGGTCGACGAGGCGGAGGGCGCCGGTGGCTAGTTGGAATCCGCGCTGTGCCTCGGTCGTGCCCTCGATGACGTCGACGGTTTGGGGGCCGCCATCGTTGGCGGGATGTTCGTGCCGGGAGAGCCGGCGGGTGAGCTGGTGGTCGGCGAGCCATGCGTCGACGTCGTCGGTGAGGTCGACGTCGATGTCGGCGGCGGAGACGACGGGCAAGTCCATCCAGCGGGCGGCGGTGAGCTCGACGCGGGCGCCGGCGCTTTTCGTGAATCCTCTGAGGACTGCGATGCCGTCGACGAGGGTGAGCGCCTTGAGGTCTCGGCGGGCGACCTCTCGGCCGAGGGCCGGCGTCCATTCGTCGATGGCCGGGTCGAAACCGGCCTCGATGTCGAGCTCGGCCGGGCAGATAACGGCGTAACCGGAGGCGCGGAGCTGTCCTCGAGTTCTAGCGAAGGCCGCGAAATTGAACCGTGGATAGCCGCGCATCGGGCCGGCGATGTAGAGGGTGTGCGTGTCGGGGTGGATCGTCATGGGGTGAACGTCGCCTCGTAATGTCGGCCGCCGTATCGCGCCCATCGGAGGGCGCCGGCGCTGTTGATGGGGATGGTGTCGTAGGTGTGGCGGCCGGTCTCGGGGTGGTAGTGGACGACGCCGAGGCCGTGTTGCCAGTCCTCTCCGCCGGCGGCGATGAGTGGCCGGCCGTCGAGGTCGCTCGCGCCCTTCGTCGACGGGACTGCGCCGTCGAGGCGGGCGAGGCAACCGGGCGACGCTGCATAGATTTCGTGGGAGCGGCCGCCGTGCCGGTAGGTGCGGGCGGCGTACTCGCGGCGATGGATGTGGCCGTAGATGACGCTGCGCTTTTCTCGGTCTAGATACTTGTGCGCGGTCTGGCCTCGACTGTTGACGTGGTAGCCGTGGACGACGGTGAGGTCGTCGACGATGTCGACCTCGGCCATCGGGTAGCCGGGCCGGTAGTCGATGCCATGCTCGTCGAGCCGGCAGAGATACGGGACCGACATGACGGGCCACCCGTCCGTCGTCTGACCTTGGCGGAGGCCGAACGCTGCGCGGGCGTTGTCGAGGAGGTAGTTGGAGAATCGCTCCTCGTGGTTGCCGGCGAGGTAGACGATGTCGGCGGAGGGGCCGGCGGCGTCGCGTTGCTCGGCGCCGAGGACGGTGTTGCGGTCGATGCTCGCTTGAGTCGTGCCGGCGAACGCCGGCGAGACGCGGTACTTGCCGAGCTCGGGGAGGTCGAGGTCGTCGCCGACGCGGACGAGCATGGTCGGCTTGACGTCGCGGACGATGTTGAGCGCGAGCTCGATGGCGGCCTCGTCGTGCGTCGGGACGAGCTCGCCGTCGACGTCTCGGTAGTAGCCGACCTGAGAGTCGGGCCAGATGACGGCGGTGAGCCATCCGTCGACCTCGACGGGCTTGCGCGTCGACTTGCCGACCTTGACGGCGGGGCCTCGGTCGACGGGCTGCCATTCGGGGCCGGCGGCGAACGCCGGCGAGAGCTCAAACTTGTAGAGCTGGTGAGTGTGCGCGACGCCGTCGTCATCCTTGCTGATTGCCTGATATCCGCCGAGGCGGGACACGCGACCTATCTCGTCGAGGGTGATGCCCTGCTCCTCGAGATGGTCGGCGAGACCCTCAACGATGGAGCGGCCGGCGGCCCTGTCGGCCAGACTCATCGCATCCGGCGACCGACGCCGAGGACCTTGAGGCGGTAGCCGGCGATGGCGCCGGCGCTGATTGAGTGGCCGTCGGCATTGAGCTCGCGGGCGATGCGCTCGGGCGAGATGCTGACGTCGGCGAGCCACTCCTTGAGGACGTCGGTGTCGGCCTCGTCGAGGACGTCGAACAATTCGTCGACGCGACGCCGGCGACTGCGTTGGCCTCGTTCTAGTTTCGGATTGAGGGCCATTCAGCCGGCCGCGTTCTTGACTCCGTAAACGCCGAGGGCGGTGCCAACGGCGGCGGCGACAAGGATGCCGTCGGAGTAGTCGAGGACGCCGTCGGCGACGGCCTCGTTGATTGCCGCGCCGATGACGACGAGGCCGCCGATGATGGCGGCGATGGCTTTGCGATACGGGGCTACATGCCCTGAGGCTTACCCTCTGTTCGCGGGGTGGACGGGACAGGGTGGGAGCGCTAGGCGGGGGAGCCGGTCGGGAGGAGCGGGGGGGTGTTGGGTGCGGTCGTGGGTTTCCCCTGCGGAGCGGTGTGGGAGGTGTGACGGTGGCGATGGG